GTTGACAATGTACAGAACCTGATCCTGTTCTTGACTCAGCTGCTATTTTAAGAGAATTTCTTAAAGTCGCTGCACTATCAGCACTCAATGCAGTAGCAATTCCTGTAGTGTTTGTACTAATAGTAATTTTAGGAGTATATCCGTCAACTCTATTTCCAGTATTCACTGCAGTTATTGCCTGATGAGAAAAGTCATAATATGACTGACCAGTTACAGTCAATGAAACCGTGTCGCCAACATTAAATGGGCAACCCGTTCCTTCTGGTAAAGATACAACCGTAGTTGCTCCAGTAGTAATTCCAACAACTCTTTGGTTTTTTGGAGCACCTAAAGAAAGAATCTCGGGTTCTCCTACAGTAACTAAGAAATTTGTTGGTCCAGCTTCTGGTTCACTTCCAATTGAAACATATGCATCATTACCAATAGCAACAATTCTAATTGCATCGGTCTTATGGGCAAATGCATCAGACTTCTGGGAACCAGAATTTGTTGTTCTTGTAAAGGCAGGATCTACCGGATTAAGACGGGCCATTATTTCCTAAAGTTCATTTATAAGTTATTTATAATTTAAACGCCATCACTTGACTCTAATTCTGTGTCAGAGACTTCTTCTGCATCAAAACCATTATTAAAAATAGCATTCGCAGCAGTTTGCTTATAGGAATTTACTCTTTCTGCAGTTTTTGCATAAAGCATATCCTTAATGGCATCACTAATTTGAGATGGTGAATCGTCAGTGATAATATTATCTAGGAGTTCATCCATGGTTTCCATAGTACAAATTTATTTTTATTTATATCTCCCCACCCTTAGGTAGTTCTACAGGTTCAACAGCAGAGGCATCAATTTCAGGTTCCATCTGAGGTTGACCAAGATCCATTTCTGCTGCTCCTGCCTCTGATTCTAGTGGTTGTCCAGTAGCTGGGTCAATGGTTGCAGGATCTGGTATAATACCATTTTTGATTTCATTTTCAATCAATTTATCCTGCTCAAGAATTTCAATGTCGGTTTGACGCAATATCTTACGTCTAATATAATCTTGTGAATAGTATTTGCCGACATATGGTTCTGCAGTTGCAACAAGAGCAAGTCTCTCATTCATCAATTCTGCCTCTTTTAATTCGGAGAAGTGATTATCATACAAGAAATCATATTGAATATGCTCACTCATTGACTCCCAATCATCGGGAGTAATCACATTCTTCAGGAGTAATTGGGTCCTCAGCATGTCATTAAACATGTTAGAGAATCTCTTTCTTAAACGACCAACAAACTTGGTAAATTTGAGTTCATCTCTTAGGATCTCAGAAGATCTCCCCAAGTTAAACCCACCTTCTCCATCCATTCTTGATGGTGGAACATTAAGGGACCTGTATAATTTCTTCTTAAAGTATTCAATATCAGTGATTTCACCCAGGTTTTGTCCGCCAGGGAGAGTGGTGATTTCGGTTCCTCTTCCACCTTCACGCCTGGGAAGCCAGAAGTCCTCAAGCATCGACATGTATTTTTTGTCATCACGAATTTCTCCAGTGTTTGCATCATATACAAGTTTGTTGCGATAACGCATCATAACGTCACGCAGATATTGTTCTGCCTTTTGCTTAGGAAGATTACCAACATCGATGTAGAAAATTCTACGTTCTGGTGCTCTTGATAGTCTATAGATTACAAGACTATCTTCAATCATTCTCAATTGATTTAGAGATTTGATTGCTTTATGAAGATATGAAAGAGTCTGTCCTTTATTTCTATCTACAAGTCCAGAAGTGCAATAGGTGACAGCATCTTTTGCCATCTTAATTCCTGCACCAGGAGCTCCCATATTCCCTGAATTTGTATTAGCTTTAGGATTGTAGATGTAAAACTCTTCTAACTCTGGGAAATCATAATCCATTGGATCATTTTTCAGAGGATTGAGTTTATTCAGCTGCTTCTGTTCATTTTTCTTTTGTTTTCTTACATAACGCATTTTAGTAGCGTCAATGTAGCGAAGTTCTTGAATACCTTCTTGAGGATTCTTTAAATCAATAATTTTATGGTAATACAATCTACCATCAACATACCAGTTACGATATATCTCATGTGCTTTTTTATCAAAATCCAATAAATCTAAAATATATTTAAATTCGCTTCTAATAGTTTTCTTGATACCATCACTGGCATTGAGATTTGATAGTTCAATTTCTACCGGACTATCATTGGAATCTGAAACAACAGCTTCGTTTACAATATCTTCAATCGCACTATCACACTCTGGATGGAGTGCCATCTCACGATATCTTTTAATTAAATCATTTTCATTCTTATAAACACCCTCAATATCTACATAGGAACCAAAAAAACCACTGCTCAGATAGTGATCAACCCCGTCCTCATTATTAGGAGGAACGGGGGAGACCGCTGACGGTGAGAGTGGTTCGTTGTCCTCTATTGAGAACCCAAACAATTTTGACATTATTATATTGGAACTTTATCTCTTCTATTTATTAGTTCAGCGCAACGCCAGTTGCGTCATCAGAAAGAGATTCAAAAGATTGAACTGCAAATTCTACAGTAAACTCTTCAATAGTATCACCTGAATCATAAGAAAGGTCGATTGCAGAAACAGAAACTGGAAAAATATCCAAGAATTTGAATGATTTCAAAGGAGTTATCGATTCTCCATCATCAGTACCAGAATTTGCTTTACTAAATCTACCGGATGAGTAACCTCTTCCAAGTTGATAGACATAAGCATCGGTCATGTATGAAGATGGATTTACCGCACCAGTATTATTACTGAGTTTGGCAATTGCATTCATCCATGCTTCCATGGCATTTCTAATTGCAAAATCTTCATCATTAATAATTGTTATGTTCCAGTTTTCAATAGTTCTATCTCCAGCAACCTTCAGAGTACGACCTCTGAAGGGAACATCAATAGAAGCAATAGTTGATGCAGGCAATTGAGCTGCCTTACACATAATTGAAAAATTTTCCTGCTCATCAGAACCCCAGGTTGCTTTAGGGCTTGAATTTTTAGCAGCATCAGGTAAATCTGGAATTGAGACCTCAAATAGATTAGGTCTTGCACCACCACCCTGCAATTTGCTCTGAAATTTTGAAAGTGTGCGTAAAGTTGACATTTTTAGTAATCCTCCGTTATTTTATGATTAATTATCAAACTCTACCTGCTACTTCCGAGAAAGAAACGCCTGTTCGCGTTGCTACGAAAGTAAGAGTAATAAAGTTAATAGACTTGGCAGGCTTCAGGAAGATGTCTGCTCTAAACTCATTGTTATCGATCACATCAGGAGTATTATTACTCTCGTCACAAATGACGAGATAGTCAATGAGTCCTCTTTTCGCTTGAACATCACGGAGGTATGGGTCAACGATGTTTCTAAAGTTTGCTCTAGTCAAATCGTCGTTCAGTTCAAAGAGTTGAGCTTGTGCTGCTCTCTCTAGTGCCTGTTCAACAGTAAGGAACAAGCGGCGAACGTTAATTCTATCAAATGCTGATTGATAACCAAGGGCAGTCTTATCTCCGAAGAGGAATGTTCCTGCACCAGGTGAAGTGATGAAAGAGTTGATTCTCTTAGGATAGAGACGGTCTCTTTGTGACTTGCTTGGATTGAAAGCAAGTTTAACAGCATTGTTCAGTACACCTCTTTGCTGACCTGCTGGTGAGAACCAAGGGAAAGCGAGAAGTCCTGTTCTTGCCATCATTCCAGCAACATCAGCGTTGGTTGGAATATAGACAAATCTATTATTAAATCTATCAAAGGTGTACTTATATCCACAATCAAACGTCGCATAAGACGATGACGTTAGTGGACTAAAGTATGAAAGTACATTGGTTGTTTGCTGTTCTGCGGTTAATAAAGTGCCTCCAGCTGCTGCAACCAAATTAGTCCTGTGAGCACCGACAGTTGCTATACAATCTTTTCTTGCATTTGCAAGAGAGATGATGTAATTTGCCTTTGCCTGAGACTGTGCTTCTTCTGCACAACCTGGTCCCATAATTAAGAAGTCTGCTTCTACTTCATCTTTATTTGAGAAAAGTCCGTAAGCAGTAATCAGTTTTCCAAGGTCTGCCTTGTATCCATCTCCACCAGTGCTTTCATAATCATTACCACCTAAAAGGTTGTACGTTACGTTACCGATAGCAAGGAACTGTTTATCCTGTGCAATCGTACCTGACTGGTTTGTTGAAGAAGTATCACTAGTAAAGGATGCTGTCTTGACTCCAGTATATGCTGTGAATCCAGTTGCAACAGGTGTTGTGCCATGGAAAGCATCTGCTGCTGCTAAAGGATCCTTACCTGCATAAATGTTAGCAGAAAGATCGCGAAGGTAATCTTTAAAGTATGTTTTCTGAGGTGCGTTTACATTAGAAACTGTATCGCTTGCCTTTGATAAATCAACATGCTTCTCAAGGATATTACCCTTGATTCCCGTAACATCTCCAGTATCATCAACAACAGCAACGTGAAGTTGATCGTTATGTCCTTGTCTGTCATCTACATAGATGCTGGTTCCAGGTTTTGGTGCAAGTGTGCTCCAATATACCGTAGAGTTAGTAAGACCTAAGGTCTGTTGATCATACCAGTCAACTGCTGCAGTTGCAGTTTGAACTCCACTAACGCTACCAGGTGCTTGGAATCTTAATTCAGCAGTTGCAGCGAACGAAGAGAATGAATCTCCTTCTGCATAATCAATTCTAGTTTCTGTTCCAGTATTGGAAACTCTTGAAACAATCTTAACATCGAGTTTACTAGAACCACCGGCATCATCAGTTGCTCCAGTGATAATAC